GTGTTATATCTAATTAAGTTTCCAATCTATCACATAAATAAAAAGATATATAAAGTATATTCTTATTTATATCCTTATATGAATATAATAATTTTACTATACTCTATATTCCAAATTTCTTTAAGTGTTGCTCAGTTATGATAATAAACTCATAACCTTTCTTATTACACCAAGAAATCATAGTTTCCCATTTATTCTTATTCTTATAAGCCATTTTAAGATCGTACTCGAAGTTTTTTAACTTCTTTAGTCCATTTGTAGGTACATTCATTTTACCTTCATTTAAGTCTATTACCATTTGATATTCTTTCATTGGTTTAACTTCCACTACAACTCTTTTTCTACTTCCATCTGGGAGTTGCATTTCATAATAAAAGTCTGGATAATAACAATGTTCTTTTACTCTCATATCACCATTATCAAAGTGAGTCATTTGATATGGAATCTTTAAACACTCTGCACCCCACATTAAGATATTTGAGTTATTATCTAACCAAGTCATTATTCTTTTTTCCCAAGAGCTTCTAAAATAAACACCACCATTAGTATTTAGTTTCATTACTTTGTTTTTGTTCACTGGGATAAAGTTTCCTTGATTATAGTTCTTATTATTTGGTTTTGAATTTATCATATTTTATATATAAATAAAAAATATTTCTCTTTATGGCAGAGTTATTAGAACGTGTTAAGTTAAGTTTACTTTATAATGGTAATGGAATAGTTGAAAACTTTAAAAATAATTCACTTTTCTTTTATGATAGATATAATAAATCAGATAAAGATGTTGAATCTATCAACATTAAAGATATATATCCAGGTGGCTTTTACTTTTTTCACTATAAAGACGATTCAAATTGGATGAAATATGCTCCAGTATTCATAGTTGATTTTAAAAAATTTGAAGATAAGGTAATTCTATTTGCAGTCAATTTCAACTTTGTACCAATGGAGATAAGAGCTCAGATATTTGATAAGTATATACTACCGGAAGACTTTGAAAAGAATAACTTCTTAAAAGTAAATTATGAAGGAATGTATAAAGAACTACTAAAATCTGGATTTGAATACTCATTAATGGAGTTTAATGCTGCTCAACTAGTCTTGGTCCATAGAATTAGCTTAGAATTACTTCCTAGATTTTTATATTCACAACATCCTATTAATAAATATGATCCAAAAAAACTTGTTGAAATATGGCAAGCTAAACTTGAAGGAAGAAATCAAAGACATAAAGAAATAATTTCTTCTATTATAAGTGAATTTTATGATGTTAATAATGAAATCTCTGATAAGTATAACGTAATGAGGGATCACATAAAACGTTTACAGACAAGTCTTAACAAGTACGGGAAGAGGTAAAATATAGAAAAATATGTAAAATATAGAAAAAGGGGAAACTCATTTTTAATATATACTATATGAAAGCAAAAGATGTAATGGAAAAATATAATATAACCCGAAGAACATTAAGTAATTGGGTTAAGAAAGGTGTAATCGAAGTGGAACTTACACCAACAGGTAGATATATTTATATTGAAAAAAATAAAAAGTCTAATGAAGAGTTGTAGTAAATGTAAGTTAGAAAAAGAATTTATTTCTTTTCATAAAAGTTCAAGGAATAAATGTGGTTATAGGTCAAATTGTATTTCTTGTGAAAAAGAGTATAAAGAGGTCAATAAAGATAGATATAAAGAATATTCAAAAAATAGAAGAGATTCAAAAAAACATGAGTTAAAGGAAAAGGCATCTAAGTATTATTTGATAAATAAGGAAAAAATTATATCAAAAAGTAAGGAATATTATGAAAATAATAAAGAATCTAAGATAGAGTATCAAAAAGAGTATCAAAAAAATAATAAAGATAAGAGAAATACTTATCTAAGTGAAAGAAGACAGAATGATCCTTTGTTTAGACTAATAACAAATGTTAGAAATTTAATATATAATTCATTCTATTATAATGATTATTCAAAAAATTCAAAGACTGAAGAACTATTAGGATGTTCTTTTGAAGAATTAAAAGAGTATTTAGAATCTAAGTTTGAGCCTTGGATGAATTGGGATAATAGAGGATTGTATAGTGGTGAGTTTAACTATGGTTGGGATATAGATCATGTTATACCATTATCAAGTGTAAATAAAGAAGATGAAATAATAAAATTAAATCATTATACTAATTTACAACCACTCTGTAGTAAAATAAACAGAGATATAAAGAAAGATAATTTAGAATATGGCGTCATATAATAATTTCAGTCAAGAGAATCAAAATAATGTTGGATCAAACTTTGCGGTAAATTCATCTGGAGTTGAGAATAAAGGTTTATTTAGTAGGATTTTAAGAAACTTATCATCATACGGAATGAATTTTGATGACATGATTGTGAGGAATCAAGTAGGTATTGGAATAAATGAGGATCCTTATGCGGCTAAAGGAAATTCGATGTACGACTTCTTCTCCCAAAGGGCCGTTGCATCAGTACTAAACAGAAAATCCATTCCTTATTTAGATAAAGCTTACGCAGATAAAAGAAGAATTTTAAGAGAGTATTCTGTAAAGGATGAAATTAGAGACTTTATAAGTACTATTGCAGATGAGTGTGTAGTTTATAATGATGAGAAAGACTTTTGTTCTCCTACTGCTCTCCCAACGTCTTATTCACAAGAAATACAAGAGAAGTATCAAGAGTATTTTGAGAAACTTTATAACAAGTTTGGTTTCGCTGATAATATCACTGCTTGGAATATGATGAAGGATTTCCTAATTGATGGATATTTGGCATTGGAGATTATTTATGATGATAAAAAGAAAAACATTATTGGTTTTAACAGAATTAGACCAGAAACTGTAGTTCCTGCTTATGAACCAGCAATTGGTCACTTATGGATTCAGTTCCCTGAAGATCCACAATTAAGAAGAATATTTTTAGATTCTCAATTAGTTTATATTTCCTATTCAACTCAAAATGAGTTTTCAGAAACATCTTATATTGAGGGTTTAATTAAACCTTATAATCAATTAAAAATCTTACAACAAACAAGAATAATGTTTAACATTATTAATGCTACTGTTTATCAAAAGTTTACTATTCCTATTAAAGGTATGTCTAGACAAAGAGCAGAAGAACAAATTGGTCAATTAATCCATGATTATTCTGAAGAAGTAGAATGGGATGAATCATTAGGTACAATGACTATCAATGGTTCTAAACACTTACCTTATAATAAACAAGTTTGGTTCCCTGAAGGAGATGGTGGAACACCAAATATGGAGTTAGTTTCTCCACAAGGTCATAACTTAAATGATGACTCAATGTTAGATTGGTTTTTTAAAGCTTTAAAAAGAGCCTCAAAGATTCCAATGTCGAGATTTGAAGGCGAAAATGGTGGTGGTAACTTAATTACTGATGCTGGAGAGATGACAAGAGATGAGATTAAGTTTCATAACTTTATCAGTAGATTAAGAGCAAACTTCAAAGAATTGATTGTAAAACCATTGAGATTACAAATGTTGATCGAGTTCCCTGAATTAACAGAGGATGAATTCTTTACAAATGGTGTAGATATAACATTCTTCTCAAATCAAGTATTTGAAGAGTGGAAAAAATTAAATAACTTAGAAAAGAAAGCTGGTATTGTTGGTACAATGCTTGGGGTAATGAATGGTGATAAACCTTACTTCCATATTGAATGGATTATGGATAACATTTTCAAATTAACTCCTGAGGAAAAAGCAGAGAACCAAAAATACTGGGATAAAGACGCAATGAATGCCGCAGCTAACGCAACTGGTGAACCAGGTGCACCATCCGAAGGTGGTGGAGGTGGAATGCCAGAAATGGGTGGTGCCCCAGAAGGTGGTGGTCAAGCCGCACCAGAAGCGGGTGGTGAAGCTCCTGCACAAGGTGGTGCTCAGGGTGGTGCACAAGCTGCACCTCAAGCAGCACCTGAACCTCCTGCACCAGAAGCGCCGGGTGGTGGGGAATTTGAGTTCTAATATAAAAAAATCCTTTCATTTGAAAGGATTATTTTTTTGGAATTATTTTTTCTAATTGTTTATCTCTATGTTCTTGTAAAGAAGTCGGTATCATATTAAAAAAAAGATGATTACCTATGAGAACTTGCTTTATTGTTAAAAATAGACCATCTTTTAATATGGCTTTAACTATCTCACCATTTTGATTTTCGATACAATGTACTTTTAATGTTAGTTTTTCAATTTTACTATCATTTAAAATAAATGTCATACCACTTACAGTACAACATATATTTTTCATAGGTACTACATCATCATTACTATCAAGTGTAATAAACTTTGAAATGTTATCTATATCAAACTCTATTCTTTTGCCTTGTTCTAGTAGAAGATTTAATTTTATCTCACGATATATTGACTTCCACTCTTTATAAGTTGATAAAGCGTCATTATAATCATCTAATTTTACATCATCATCTAAATCAACATCTAAGAAAAAATCCGGTTCCATTAAAATAATTCAAAGTCTATTTGTTTTCTGTCTAAGTCAACTGATTTAACGGTTACTTTTACTTCATCACCTAATCTTATTGATCCACCAGATTTTAAATTAACTGTATAGTTTTCTGTGTCAACACTATGATTACCATTATATCTAACCATACCTTCACATTTACTTTCAATTAACTCAACATACATACCCCAGTCAGTTACTCCTGATACAATTCCATCAAAAACTTGTCCGATTTTATCTTCTAAGTATTCAATTTGTTTGTATTTAATAGAATCTCGTTGAGCTTTTGCTGCTAAGATTTCTCTCTCTGAACACCATTTAGCCATACCTTCAATTTTTTGAGGACTTCCAGTAGATTTCTTGTTTAAGAAATCCATTAAAACTCTATGAGTTATTAAATCTGGGTATCTTCTAATTGGAGAAGTAAAGTGAGAATAGTGAGTAAATCCTAATCCATAGTGTCCTGCATTTACTATTGTATAAGTAGCTTTAGACATACATCTTGTGATTAAAGTTTCAATCATATTTTCTTCTGGTTGATCTTTTATATCAGCAACTAATTGGTTTATAGATTTTTTCAAATTAGTAGTATCTGATGTTAAATCTAAACTATAACCAAAGTTTTTACATATTAAGGAAAGTGCTTCCAGCTTTTCAAGATTGGGACTATTGTGTACTCTGTATACATTATGGTATCTAGCATCTGAAAGAAGTTTTGCAACTAATTTATTTGCTAATAACATATATTCTTCAATCAGTTTATTTGCATCTTTTTGAGTTTTAAAATAAACACCTGTTGGCTTCTTTGTAGTTTGGTCTAATTGAAATCTTACTTCAATTCCACCCATTTCAATAGAACCATCATTTATTCTTTGTTTTCTCATTTTCTTAGCAATCGAATCTAATAGTAGTATTTCAGTTTTGAAATCACCGTCTTTACCTTCAATTATTTCTTGAGCTTCTTCATAAGAGTATCTTCTATCTGAATGTATAATAGTTTTTCCAAACCATTTATCAAGTATTTGTCCGTCATTGTTTAGTTTAACAATAACAGAGAAACAAAGTTTATCTTCATTAGGTCTTAATGAACATACACCATTACTTAATCTTTCTGGTAACATTGGTACACATCTATCAACTAGATATACAGATGTTGCTCTTTTAATAGCTTCTTCATCGATTATTCCACCTTCTTTAATATAGTGTGAAACATCTGCGATATGAATACCTACTTCAACTGTATTATCATCAATTATATTAACTGAAAGAGCGTCGTCAAAATCTTTGGCGTCAACTGGGTCAATTGTAAAGGTTGTGGTATTTCTTAAATCTCGTCTGTTACTGATTTCTGATTCGGGAATTGTGAAGTCTATTAATTCCGCTTCGGCTTCTACCATTAAAGGAAAGTTGTTTGGTAAACCGTACTCATACATAATTGAGTTCATTTCTGCATTATTTTCACCTGAACTACCAAGTATCTCTACTATTTTTGCTTTAGGTGATTTTGTTCCTGGTTCCCAGTCTATTAATTCGATAAGAACTTTTTGGTCTTGTAATGCGTCGTGTTCTCCTTTTATATAAAAGTCGACTGCAATTTTTTGACTGTCGGGTACTACAAAGATAAGTCTTTTATTTTCTTTGTTTATTTGTACTTTACCGACAAATTGAGTTCTAAATCTTTCAAGAACTTCGAGAACTTCAGCTTCTAGCTTATTGTTCTTAGTGATTATTTTCACTTTTACTTTATCACCGTTAAGTGAGTTGAGAGTGTTTCTTTTAAATATAAAGATATTTTTATCTAAAATATTTATTGAGGCATTTCCGCTGTTTGCGAAATCGATAGTACCCTCAAAAATACTATCTTCTTTAATTTTATTCATTATTTAATTTTTTTTTGTTTTTAGAAATGTTATCTACTCCATACTTCTCCACCAGTGTTTTCTTCATTTTCTGCAAAACTTTTTCATTCTGTATCGGATAATCTACTCCGAAATTTTTTCTCAATGTTTCTTTTCTTTTTACTTCAGAACATTTTCTACAATAATAGTCACCCCATTTATTATCATATTTTAAATAGTTCTTATAAATTACTTCTTTTTCAACCCCACAAGAGTCACATTTACATTTTATTTTGTAATGTGAACCTTTAGGTAATAACTCAACCGGAATTACAATTTCTTCACTTATATATACATCATATCCTAAATCATCATAATAGTTGTAATTTGATTCAGTTATTTTAACATTTATCTCTCTTGATAGGATCATAAAAAACCGCATTTTTTTAAGTATTTATTAAATATACTCTTTTTCCTCCAAGATTTTTACAAAGATAAAAAATCCATTTGATATACCTGCAAAAAAATGAACAAATTTTTTCACTATAAAAAATCCACCTTTAAAATTTTATTGATTTTAAGGTTAAATATATACCATCGTAATAACTACAAAAAATAATTATTTTAAATGAAACCGGTTTTAATAGTAGAAAATTCAACAAGTTCTTTGATTAAGGAAAATTCCTCTAATCAAAAAGACTATGTATTGGGTGGTACTTTTACTGAGTTTGGTGTAAAGAATCGTAATGAGAGAATATATCAAGCTGAGAAATTTTTACCATCATTACAAGAAATGAACGAAAGAATGAACAGCTTAGGTGCTGTCTATGGTGAATTCGATCACCCGGATGTCTTTGATACTTCGTTATCAAGAGCATCACACATTATTACAAAGGCAGAGTTTGTTGCTGAAAAGAACATCGTTGCTGGAGAAATAAAATTACTAAGTACTTACTGGGGTAAAGAAGCGAAAGCATTAGTTGACGATGGATGTCCAGTTTTTGTATCATCAAGAGCAGCGGGTATAACAGAATCAGATGGTTCAGTATCATTGAAAAAACTTTTTACTTATGACATTGTTGCGGATCCAGGATTTGCTTCAGCGAAAATGAGTGTTAGAGTTTTGAATGAGTCATTAGGTTTTTGCCCAGAAGGACAAATCGAAAAAAATAACTTTAGGATATATGAATTGTCCGACGAGTCAAAAATAAATGAATTATTCGGTATGAACAAAGATGAATTTGTAACCAAGAAACAACTAAGTGATTATTCACAGTATTTGGTTAAAGAGATTGCTTCAACAAAGAATGAAGTAAAAAGTGCTATTTCTAAAGGTAATATGCCTGCTAAGAAATTAGAACAACTATTAGAGTATTATGAGGAATTAAATAATACTAACACACAAGTTGCTAAATATTTAGATTATTTAGCTGATAAAATACAAGTTGTGGTTAATGAAAATAAATCATTAAAAGACACTACTACTAAATTGGCTAAACACAATGATTATTTAGCTGAAAACTTAGAAAAGGCAATTAATTACTCAGAATACTTAGCTGAAAACTTAGACAAAAACATTGAATACTCTGAGTACTTAGCTGAAAACTTAGACAAAAACATTAACTATTCAGAATATATTGCTGAGAACTTAGATAAAAATATCTCTTACTCAGAATACTTAGCTGAAAACTTAGACAAAAACATTGAGTATTCAGAATACTTAGCAGAGAACTTAGACAAAAATATCGCTTACTCTGAATATATCGCTGAAAACTTAGACAAAAATATCGCTTACTCAGAATATATTGCTGAGAATGTTGATAACTCAATTGCTTACTCAGAATACTTAGCAGAACACGTAGAAGGTAACATCGCTTACTCAGAATACATTGCTGAGCATTTAGATGATAACATCGCTTACTCAGAATATGTAGCTGAAAGTTTAGATAAATCTATCTCTTATCAAGGAATGATCGTTGAAAGATTAAATGGTGGTTTTAAATTAAACGAATCTGCTGAAGAAGAAGAAGCTCAATTTCCAACTTTAAAAGATGCTGGTTTTGAAGAAAACGAAGACGAATTAGGTGAAGAATTAGAAGGACAAGAAGAAGGTGAAGGTCACGGAGATTTCGCTGAAGAAGCTGAGAAATTCGCAGCAGAAGCTGAAGAGTTTGCAAAAGATGCTGCTGAATTTGCTGGTCATGAAGGACACGAAGGTGAAGAACATGATGAAGAAGAATTTGGAGGTGAATCACAAGAAGAAGATTTCGGAGGAGAAGAAGCACCAGAATTTACAGGTGAAGAAGACTCAGAACTTTCTGAATCAATAAATAGATTAATTGAAGAAGCTAAAAAACGTAAAGTTTCTGAAAGCAGTGATTTGAACTTTTTAAAGTTCTTAAACAAATCACAAGTTGATAGCTTTTATGCACTATCAGACGAAGAACAAGAAAGCGTGAAACTACACATAAACGAAAGTAGTTATTTTACACAAAAAGAAGTTCTTACTTTGATTGCTGAGTCATTATCAACAAAAAACGAATCTCTTGAAGAAAGAGTAATCAGATTAATGCCTGAAAACATGAAGCCAATCTGGGGTCAGTTAAACGAATCTGTGAAGAAATCAGTTTTATCACAAGCTAGATTGTATCCAGAAGACGTATTAAAAACTGAAAATCAAATCGAGCATTTCTGGGCAACTAGAAATCTTAAAAAGAATGAGTCTGTAACTAAGAAATTAGTATCTCATGAAGCGTTAATTCAAGAAGACAAATTGTCAAGTAATGAAATGACTGCAATAATGGAAAGATTCAGAAGCTTATAATCTATAAAAAATCCATACTTGCGAAAAACGAGTAAAAACAAGGATATATATAGTATTATAAAAAAACTAAAAAAAAAATAAAATTTTTATGTCACACATTAGAATAGATAATCAAAAAGCCATGAAAAAATGGTCTCCAGTGTTGGAAAACATGGGAGTTACAGGTGATAGAGTAGAATGGATGTCAGAATATGCTGAATTTCACTCAATCAACGAAAATGCGTATGTAAACGCATCAAACGTAACTGGTATGGGTGGAGTACTTGCTGCTCAACCTGGTTCTTATCCAGGACAAACAATTGGTGGTTCTTTAGCAACTGCTAATACTGTTGGAACAATTGGTTCAGGAGACGTAGGTCAAAACTTATTACCAGTTGCAATGAAAATTGCTGCTCAAACAATTGGTTTAGACTTAGTAGCTGTTAAACCAACTCCAGGTCCAAAAATCGACTTATTATATATTGACTTTCAATATGATGCTACTCGTTTAGGCGATGCAGATGAAAGACCACAAGTTTTCAAATTAAATGCAACTAACATCGCTGCAGTTAACTCAATCATTACTGCAAATATTCCTTCTTATATTACTCAAACTCAAGGTGGTTTATCAGGTGGTAGATTATGGTTTAAAGGAATCAATGCAACTGGTGTTACTGCATCAGCAGTTTTAACTTCTGAGCCAACACAAAAAACTAACGTAGTTGAATTCTTAGGATTCTCTCGTATTGATGGTTTCCCAATGTTTAGAGCGTACAGACAATCTAATACTGCTGGTACACAACAACCTTATGGTGTTCAACAAAATGCTTGGGGATTTGATACATTAAGAAATACATTCTCTGCAACTGCGTCAATGACTTCTCAATTTTCTTTTATTGTATCAACTGCTGTAAGTGGTGGTACTATCGAATTAGTATCTGCTTTAGAAGATCATATTCCTGGTTTCTCTGCAAACTGGTTTGGACCAACTTCTTCAGCTTCTGGTGCTTATCCAATGGATAGAGCAAATGATGATGATAGTTATTCAGGTGTTATTGGACCAAAAATCTCTTCTAAAACAGTTGCTGTTGGTACTATCGAAGTATCTTCTGCACTTAGAAGAACTGAGATTGAAGATATTAAAGCTAACACAGGTATGGATATCGTTCAAAAAATGGAATCAATCCTTGTTAATGAATTATCTCAAACAATCTCTAAACAAATTGTTAATAAAATATTTGAAATGGGTTCATTAAATAGAACTAATGCTCCTGTTGCAGGTGCAACATTCTCGAATGCTATTACTCTTGCATATGGTTCACAAACAATCTTTGACTTAGATACAACTTATGCTGCTACAAATGGTGTTGTTGGTGGTGAGACTACTCACGCTGTACAAAGAAAATTGATCACTAAAATTGCTCATGCTTCTAACTATATCGCAACAGAAGGACGTGTTGGACCAGCTCAATACTTAATCACAAATGGAGGTTTAGCTGCTGCATTACAAGATATTGCTGGTTATACTATCAACCCATTAAAATCAAAAATGAACTCTCAAGGTCAATTATACCCAGTAGGTTCAATCGGAGACATCTCTATCTATGTTGATCCATATATGAGATATAACGATAACAGAATCGTTTTAGGAAGAAAAAATAACCCTGATCAACCAGGTATTATTTTCGTGCCTTACTTAATGGCTCAGTCAATTAGCATCATCTCTGAAGCTACATTCGCACCAAGAATGTTACTTAGATCAAGATATGCAGTAACTGAAGTTGGTTGGTACCCACAAAAACAATTCATGACTATTGTAGTTTCTGATACAAGAGGATTACTTAACTAATCATTAGTTGAAATATTTCAAAAAAAGACCCAATTGGGTCTTTTTTTGTTTTATATAAATAATATATACATTATGAGATTAAAGAAATATTCACAGTTTAATGAATCTAAGAAAGATAAGTTTCCAAATATTAAAAAGATGGAAATTGATGGATTTTTAGTACATCTGGGTAAAGATGCAAAGTCTAATGACCATCTAACGTTTAATGTTGCTGATAATGACGATATATGGATGCACGTAAAGGGTGTTCCTGGAAGTCATGTTGTTATCGTTGTTAGAGATAATATACCAACTCCTGAGTTAATTAAAAAAGTTGCTGAAATTACAAAAGATAATAGTAAGTCAAAGGGTACCGGTAATGCTGTTGTGGTGTACTGTAAAAGACGTTTTGTCTCAAAAAGACCAGGTATGAATGATGGTCAAGTAATGGTTGACTACAAAAATGCACATGAAGTCACTATTTAATTTTAATATATAAAAAAAATAAAAACATTTTAAATGGCCTTTACAAATGACTATAAAATGAGATATGAAGATGAAATAAAAATTACTTTTTCTGCAAGGTTAAAAACACTTTTAACTAAGATGGAAGATGATTATGATGATTATATCGCATATGAACTAAATTGGATGGCGGATCCTAGATCTAAATACGCAAATGATATGAATATATCAAAATTAGATATATCTGATTCAGATTACTTTTTTGACGCTGTTATTGGTGGTAAAAGACAATACTTAAAAATAGGTACTTTTTTAAGAAGTTATTTTCCTGGAGTTTACGATGATGAAAGTATTAGAAAATTCTCTACTACTATTGTTCAATTGAAAAAAGGAGTAAAAGTAACTGTTGCACCAGTAGGAACTAGACTAGAACATCAACCTTTTAAATATAATCCTAAAGATGTACGTTCAACTTTCTTATCTTTAGTTACAAAGACTTATCCAATGGGTCACGAAACAGAAGTTTTACAGTTCTTACCAGACTTAGAAATAGATAAATTTGGTAATTATTATAAAATTATTGCAGGTGATAATACTACAATGTTTAGCTCTCACTTAGATACTGCAGATAGAAAACAAGTTGACACAGTATTATTCTCTAAAATGGAAGATGGTGATGAATATATTTATACTGATGGTATGAGTATATTAGGAGCCGATGATAAATCTGGAGTTGCTGTTATGTTATATATGATGGCACATAATATTCCTGGATTATATTACTTTTTCATTGGAGAAGAAAGAGGTGGTATTGGATCAAGAGATTTAGCAAGTGAATATGATTCATTTGACTATCTTAAAAATATAAAAAGATGTATTTCTTTTGATAGAAGAAAAACTGGTTCAGTTATTACTTCTCAATATGGTAGAGTTTGTTGTTCAAATGAATTTGGTGGTGCTTTATGTAAAGAATATAACAAAAGTGGATTAAACTTATCTATTGACCCAACAGGAGTATTTACTGACTCTGCATCATTTATGGATGATATTCCTGAGTGTACTAACGTTTCTGTTGGATATAATAACGAACATACTGGTAGAGAAATTCAAAATATGACTTATTTAATTAAATTAGCGGAAGCTTCTTTAAAAGTAAACTGGTCCGAATTACCAACAGTAAGAAAAGTAGGATTAAATGAAGAAGTATTGAGAAAACATAAACCTTTAATTGACGATATTAAAAAATACGCTTTTGGTTTAGAAGTTAAAACAGTTGGTTATCAAGATAAAATTTTTATTAAGATAGATACTGATATGTCAGATGTTAAAACAATTTTTGACACTCTTTCACAAGTAAAAGGATTAATGTATAAACATAAAAATCCAGACCCATACGTTACATTTGATGACGCATTTATTAAAATAGAACTAAGATAATATGATACAGAAATATAAAAGATTTGTAGAAAGAGTTGATGATGAAGCTTGGGAGGGTACTGACCAAGATTGGAATGAAGATTGGGCTGGTGGTAATAGAAAAAAAACTAGTACACCATTACCTTCACGTTTTGATATGTCTGGAGAGATTGCAGACGATGATGACTTTTACGATAGTGAATACTATGGTGGTATTGGTCATAACTTTGATCATTATGATAATAAAGATGGTAACTTAGATAGAGATCCTGATTTATCTGATGAAGATATAGAAGATGATGATATGGCACAGTTAAAATACTTATTAAAAGGTATGTTTAAGAATAAAGGATTCAATAATGTTTCTATTACTAATGATAGTTTAGACTTAACTATTAGATGTAATTTATCTCATAGAGAAAGATTAAGTGATTTAGTTAGTTTATTTGATCTAGTAAATAAGTTAAAAACTGATATATTACCACAGTATGATTCTGATTATGATACTTGGGAATCTCAAAGAGGACAAGTAATGGAATTTAGTTTTTACTATGATGAAGGATTAAATGATGATACCGATGAAGATTATGGTGAAGATGATGAGGCACCATTTTAATATTTAAAAATAATTTTGTATATTTGTAAAAAATTAAATAATTATGGCAAAAAATAAAAAATCCTTTTTCTCTAGAAAAGAAGAAAAAAGTATAAATCCTTTAGAAATAAAGGATACTTTTTTGAAATTAACTGAATATACAATACCTTACGGTCATGAGCAAAAACTAGAAAGCTATTTACCTAAAGGCTATAAAAAAGATTCTACAGGTAACTATTATATCGAAGTAGGTAATTCAGAAACATTATTTACTACTCACTTAGATACTTATTGTACTAAATATGAGAAAGTTAATCACGTTATTGAAGGTGATATTATTAAAACCGATGGTACTACTATTTTAGGTGGAGATAATAAATTAGGAATGTCTATTTTATTATACATGATAGCTAAAGGTATACCAGGAACTTATTACTTCTTCTTAGGAGAAGAACCAATTTTAAGTGGTGGTTTATGGGGTTCGAGAAATGCTTTAAATGCAGATCCTGAGTTCTTCAAAAAGTTTAAAAGAGCAGTTGCTTTTGATAGAAAACAAACAGGTTCTGTTGTTTTAAGACAAAAAGCAAGATTTTGCTGTTCACATAAATTTGTAGATACTTTAGCAGAAGAATTAACTTCTTTAGGAATTACTTCTAAGGCAGATCCAAATGCTTATTACACTGATACGGCGACGTTTTTAGACATTATTCCAGAGTGTACTAACATTAGTGCTGGTGGTTGGAATGAACACTATAAAACAGAGTATGTTGATATATCATATACCATAAAGGTTGCCGAAGCTGCTTGTAAAATTGATTGGGAAAACTTACCAACTGAAAGAGAAGTAAAATTTTTCCAACCTAAATATAATGTTGCACCAAGACACCGTTTTGTTAGTAGATCTGTTGTTAAAGAAGTTAAATCTATTTTAAACAAATATGATTTATTACACACTAATACATTAGAATATGATACATTTAATACAGATACATTAGTATTTAATACTTGGTTTGAGGATAAAGATATTAAAGTAACTATTTTAGATGATATTTTAATTCAAATCGAAGGTCAGAAAGAAGCTAGATTTAGTTTTAAAGATGTTAAGAAATTAAATATTTATTTAGGTAACATTTTCGGTATTGACATTAATCCAGAGGATTATAAGATGATGATCTTTACTGACGACTCTGTAAGTGTATTAGGAATGCGTTTTAAGAGCTTTGAAGATTATGTTAAATACTTTGATAGTATTAACACAGATGATACGTCATATGTCGTTAAAAAAGGTGGTGAACAATATACTGAGTATTATGGTGATGTGATACCAAAAGAATTAGTTATTAAGTGGTTTACTGATAATGTTCTTGAATAATAAAAAATAAAGCCAAAAACTAAACTTTTTGGCTTTTTTAATCTAATATATAAACAATAATAACTTGGGGGTGTCATAGAATTGATTTGCGGACTAAGGATGATTATGCAAGTATCGGGTGGCCTACAATGACCGATTAATAAATTAGATGGTACATTTTTAAACGGCAACGTTAATCAAGTAGGAACAAGTGAAGATTTAGTAGCTTGCTTACAAAACAATTTGATCTCTAACAGAGATTTAGTAGTAGCTTAATCAAATAAGACTAATACACCAAAAATTCTACAGCTGTGGTCACCAGTTTAAAAGTGAAACTTTTTTATTAGTAGTTTGAGACTCAAAAACTAATTATTTTGTAAGCTTTAGAAAAACTTACTAAACTTGTAAACGAATAGTTATTTTTAACTGAGAAAGACACGTTGGGCAGTACAACGTCATCTCCACAAATAAAAAATCCACTCAATGAGTGGATTTTTTTATATCTTTGAAAAAAATTAGAAATTATGATAACAAGATTTGATGGTAGATATGGATTTCTATCAAACTTCTACCCATGTAAAATAGAATACCAAGGTATTACTTATCCTTCAGTTGAGCACTATTATGTTGCAATGAAGAGTAATAATGATCAAATGATTGATGGTAGATACTATACTGCAGGAGATTTTAGAGAACTAGTTTCTAAGATAACAACTGCTGGTAAAGCTAAACAATTAGGAAAAGTAATAAAAGTACGTTCTGATTGGGAAGAAAAACGATTAGGTTTTATGGAGTGGGCACTTCGTGAGAAATTTAAAATTGAAGAATTAAAAGAAATGTTACTTTCAACTGGTGATATTACTATTATCGAAGGAAATTATTGGCACGATAATTTTTATGGACAGTGTACTTGTGAGAAATGTGCTGGTAAAGGAAAGAATAACTTAGGTAAACTTCTAATGCAGATTAGAAGTGAGTTAAATGGTACTCAAAGAAAAGGATTAGAATCAATTTTATTTTAAAAGAAAAAGCTTAGATTTCTCTAAGCTTTTTTTATTATCTCCAATCACAATCTTCATATCTTCCACTAGTACTTCTAAGTCTCATAGAATATCCTTTTGGTGGGTAAGTAGATAATGTTGCTTTTGTTTTATCTTTTATTTCTTCTGTTTTAAACAAACCAGATTTTAGTGTAGTTTTATTATATACCAAAAATTGGAATGTATCTAAGTAAGGCCATTGTTCAATACCATCGGTATTTACACTAATTGATAATACATTATCTTTATCACCATAGTCTGACCAAAGTTTGTACTCATTTTCATTTCTGATTTCATCAAACTTAGATGTAACCCATTCGTCACAGATATATTGTTTATCCATTACTTTTTTACCACAATCAGTTGTCCAAAGTAGTGCTCTACCAACAAACTTATCAAACATTTTGATAGAAATCATTTGAACTTTATCAGGATTATTCACATAAATGTCTAAATAGTCTAGACGATCAGTCATACAAGAACCACCTAAGGATGATTTTTGTATTTGATAGTTTTCTTTTTTATATCCTTCTAAAATATCTTTACCAGTCAAGTATTCAACTTTAATATAATCACCAGTTTGGTATGATAAATAATCATTATGTATCTTCTCGATTGTTTTATTATCAAATAATGGTTCTGATTTAAACTTTTCAGAGTATTGTTTAGAAAGTGTATTTAAAAATCTTCCTAATTTAAACTCAGTCACTCTATTTTTTGTAGAGTTTGTCAATTTGATCATACCTTTGTTTTCAGATACTTCAAATTTATCATATTCTGGAAATATATCAATATATTCTAAATTAATACAATTGATTTTCTTGTTGCCAAAAAAAGTAAGTAATTTATCAGATATTTCAAAGGTATCTTTTAGTTCATCTGATTTAGTAATACCTAAAATTATTACACCATCACTAACTCCACCACCATATTCTGGTCTAAACGCCCAAGAATAATTATATCCAAATCTATTAGTGGCATATCTACCCGCATGATTTTCATTATTGTGACAAATAAAAAAGTATCCAGTACCATCTTGTGTTTCATATTGAAGTCTACCTTCAATCTGATCTCCATTGATTGAAACTAGTAATCTACTTCCTGGTTTATATTCAGTTCCTTTATAATTAAGCGTCATATATTATTATTTTTTTAACTCTACAAAAGTAAGAAAATAAAATTAAATACCAAAAATAAATTATGAAAATTATCAAAATACTTCGGAGGAAACTTGATAATTTTTATATATAATATATGAGAAAACTAAAAGAACTTACAAAGGAAGAAGAACTAGAAATAGTTCTTAAACGACAAAATGGTATTAAAAGAAAAGATATAGTAAATGAATATGGTATTTCGGATAGACATTATCAAAAAGTAATTATTGAAAATGGCGGTGAGTTAAATCAAAGAACTAGAAAGTTTAATTTTAACGAAGATTATTTTGAAAAAATAGATACGGAGGATAAGGCATATTTTTTAGGCTTCATAGTTGCAGATGGTAATATAAATAGTAAAACTAATAATATTAAAATTATACAAAAAGAAACAGATATATTATATAAATTTAAAGAATGTGTTAATTTTGAAGGTAATATTTTTACTAGAAAAGATGGTAAAATATCAAATATTGGACTTTCTTCTAAAAAAATGAAGGATGATTTATTTAACTTAGGTATAATAGGTAATAAAACTATGATAGTTAAATATCCTGAAATACCTAGAAATCTGGAAAATCATTTTATGAGAGGATTATTTGATGGTGATGGTTGTATATCGATACATAAAAAACGAGATGGATCTAGAGATACCAGTGATAGAGGTCAAGTAAATATATGTTCTGGTAGTAAAGATTTTATAGAGATATATGTTGATAAATTAGTAGATTATTGTGGAATAACAAGAAATAAAATTAGGTGTCCTAAAGGAACCTATTATGTAATAGATTGGGGATCATTCAGTGATATAGAGCGTTTTTATGAATTTTTTTATAAAGATGCCACGATTTATTTAAAAAGAAAAAAAGAAACTTTTGATAAAGCAATCTCTATAAGTAAAACAAAGATAAAATATAGAAAATCTTAAAAAAATAATAAAAAATATGAGCGTCATAAGCTATTTTGGTGGTAAAGCAAACTTTCAATCCTTTATAACACCGAACATTCCAACAGATTGTAAAACATATGTTGAACCATTTTCTGGTTCATTTGCAATATATTTAGATTCTAATTTAGAATTTACAAATGTCATATTTAATGACAGAAACAGACACCAAGCAAACTTAATGAAATGTTGTTCTCAACCACAAGATTTCTTAGTAGAGTTAAAAGCATTGTTAGCACCAGGTGGATTACTTCATACAACTGAAACAGAAGTAGATAAAAAATGGGATTTCTTTAAAGCAATCTACAGAACTTATGTTACTAATGATTTCTTAGATGATATGAACTTTGAGATTGGTGATTTTAAAGTAGGTGCCATCTACGCATTCTTAATCACTTCAAGTTTTAGTTCAGTTTATCCAAGAGGCGGTGGCTTCACAGGATTCAAGAAAAAAACTAATAAATTAAATCTACAAATCTTAATCAATAAACTAGAGAAAAATAAATATACTGAGAGATTACAAAAGATTACAGACTTTCATAATTTAGATTTTGAGGATGTTATTAAAATGTATGATGCAGAAGATACCTATATGTATTTAGACCCACCTTACGCTCGTTTTAACGACTTAAAAAATGATGATGATGGTAGAAGATTGTTTTGGTATGGATGTGATACAGAGAACACCTTTGGGGTTTCTTCACACAGACGTTTATTAGAATTATTAAAGAGTTCTAAAAGTAGATGGTCATTATCATATTACTATTTTCCTTTATTAGAGGAATTATTACCAAGAGATGAGTATTTTTGGACTTCAAAAGAGTTTCATAGACCATCTGCCGTAATTAAGAATAAAGTAGAGGGTGTTGAGAAAGAAAAGGGAATTGAATTATTGATTATGAATTATAACCCTGAAACAGGAGAAATGTTAAATATTAAAGAAGAAATAAAAGAGGATTTATAATCCTCTTTTTTATTTATTTACTTAACTTCTCTAAATCATCTTTTTCTTTCTCAGTTAAAGAACTCATACCGAATTTACTTATCTTATCAAGTATATCATCTAATTCTTTTGGTTCTTGCATATCATCTAGTTTACTTCCTACTTTATCAAAAGCTGCTAAAGTATCATCCTTATCTCTTAGGTGCATTGTTCGAGGATCTAATCCTTTAAATAATTCTCCTAAATCTTTAAGATCTTTCATAAATTGTCTATCATCTTCTATTTCATCATCAATCTTTTTAATAAATGAAGTCATTTTCTTAGTGGTATCTATTGCGTTTTGTAATACTTTATTTGCTTCTTCTTCTTTACCTTCAGGTACTTTGATATTTTCTATTTTTAGTAAATCTAAAATAGAATCTGATAGTTGATAAACATCAGTACCAGTCCTTGATTTTATTAAATCAGAAAGTGATGTTTTATTTGCCATTTCTTTTTGATTTTTAGTAAAATGGTATTTAATAGTATCAAATACTGAGTAATCAAATAGTTCAAACATTTTATTTTCAAAATCATTTTCTACCTTTTTATCTTTGAAAGTAAATGGTATATAAGTACCTTTTATTCTTTTGATAATGGATTGGATATATCCACTTGTATTAAGTAAAACCTTAAATACAAATTGTGATATTTTGCCTTCGTTTAGAAAGTCTTCATATTTTTTAATTTTTTTCATTATTGATTTTTTAATTTTCTGTCTAATAATTTGGCAATATTTGATCCAATTAAATAGTGTATATTTTTAATTCCATCGACTTCAACTGTTTCTATTTCATCCATAAATCTAAATTGGAATTTATACTTATCTACATCATCTGGATCTTCTGTTAAATCTTTATCAATTTTATTTATTGATAATTCAATATCATAACTATTGTTTATATTCATTTTAAAATCAAATGTAGTTTTATCACAAGAAACCATTTTAAACTTAGGTTCGTATTCAACCTCAAAAACAGAATATTCTGTAATTTTAGCTCTTTTCATATAGTAGTTTAAGAACATTGCCGGAGCTTCAATAAAGTCAGAAAGAATTTGTATGTCTTCTCCAAAGTTATTTGATTCAATAATATCGTCAATTTTCTTTTTCATATCAACAATATTAGTAAACTCTATTTTATGATAAACACAATTTATATCATATAGATATAGGAAAGAATTATCAATAATATTTCTTTTATTTAGATCAGTTTTAAAGATAAATTTAGTGTGTATAATAGATATGTCTTCAGTTGATAAACCGTGTAAGCAAATTACAAGTTTTAAAAACTGTTCATCATCAGATTTTTCATATACAGTATCGATTGATGTAACAACACCATCTTCTTGATTAAAAACTTCTTTAAATGCTTCTTCTACTTCTTCTATTCTAATGTTCATAATTATTCAAATTGTTTATCATAAGCATATCTTTTAATTTTCATTACTTTTTCGATATACCCATTTCTTCTTAATAGTTTAAATACTAAATTACCTATTGAGAACTCTCCATCTTCACTATCTAAACCACTTTTTCTGTAGTTTTTAATTTTCTTCCATACTTTATCAATTTTCTCCTCAAAGTATTCCCATTTATCTTCATCTACTTGTTTTTCCAAGTCATCTATTGCAAACATTATATTTTCGGCCTTTTCCCTTATTTGTTCTTCATCTGGTTCAAAATCTTTCTTCTCAGGTTTTTTTAACCATTTATTATCCATTAATGAAAAAACACCACCCATTTTACCTACTTTAATGTCATTTTTTAAATCTGATAAATTTTGTATTGCTACTTCAACCTCATATTTAGATATTGTAATCTCGTGTAATTTATTCCATACTTTTTTTGCAAAATCACAAAGACTTTCTACTAAATCATAGTTTTCATCAACTTCCATATAATCAATTATTATGTGAATATCAAAATCTGAGTATTTTTCTGACCAGTTATAGTTTGCTAAAGAACCACAAAGTACAACATCTTTAACATCCGCATTAATATTAGTTCCTATATAAAAATCTTGTGCAATTCTTAATAAATCTTCTCTTATTTCTTCATCAATCTCAAAATCAGTCCATATTTTAGGATTCAATTCATCTTTTAAATGAAATGATTTTACTGGTTCAAAATCAGCTTGTACAAATTCAAAATATTTATCTACTTTCATATACTATATATTATAATTCAACTACAGAAATACTTATATCTCTTACTCTTGATACACCACCTGTAATTGATGCCAAGCTTATATCAACCCAATATGGTGTATTTAATACCAATCCAGTTTGTATTGCATTTAATGAGAACGGAACTCTTGTTACTACAGTTGCACCGCCTGATACAACCGCACTCATTTTCACTAATCCACCTTGTGCAGTTCCTGTTGGAGAAATACCGTTTGTTGGTACAGAACCAGTACCAGTTCTTATTTGCACTTGTGAACCATTATCACCAGTATCATTATCCATATCTCCAGATATAATAATCATTATTTTACCACTAATCACTGGAGTTATAGATGCAGATAATCCCATCATTACACCAGTTAATGAAGATGTAGTTGTAGGATCTGTTGGATTTTTCTGTGTTGTTGCATGTGTAAAAGGTTGTGCTTGCCAAGTAGCTTGTGTTGCAGATACTGCGGTTAAAACTTGTCCAATACTAGGTGCTGTTGCAACAATATAAACAGGATTAGTTGTTGTTTTTAATCCATTTGCATCAACATAGTTAGTATTATCAATAATTGTTTTATTAGTCAAAGACTGAGTTGAGGTTGTTATATTATTTAATATTACTTTATCCCCAAAAGACATAAATCCAGATTGAGTTGTTGTTACTAAAGCATGTAAAGTACCACCTGCTTGGTCACCATGTGAATGTATGTGGTCTTGTCTTGCAAAGTCTGAACTTGAACCAATCTGATTAGTTGTTCCAATTGTTGATGGAGTACCGGTTGGTATAGTTTGCCAAGTTGCAGCAGTTGCCGATATTGCAATTAAAGTTTGTCCAACACTTGGTCCATCCGCAACTATATAAACAGGATCAGTCGATGTTTTTAAGGCATTTGCTTCAACATAACTACTTGACCCAGTAATTGTTTTATTTGTTAAAGATTGTGTTAAACTTGTAATATTATCTAATATAAGTTTATCAGCAGAAGACATAAACCCTGATTGAGTTGTAGTTACTAAAGCGTGTAAGGAGCCACCTGATTGACTACCGTGTGCGTGAATATGATCTTGTCTTGCAAAAGCATTTGCACTACCAATCTGATTAGTTGTTCCTATTGTTGATGGTGTTCCAGTTGCTAAAGCATCTGAACCAGCAGGTAAATGTCTAGATGAATGTGATGATATATTGACTGAGTTGATTAAATTAACACCTGTAATAGAATTACTACCCATTTGTAAATTACCAGTTAAAGTTCTTGTACCATTTGTTAATAAGTATTGTGGGTGTGAATCAACATTTAAGTTCAACAATGAAGAGTGATCAGCTGAGGCATTAACTCCAGGTGCTCTAAATCCAATTACTGGTCTTTGATCTCTAATTTCTACTATACTTGAAGTTCCTTGTTGAACTATAATACCTGCAATAAGTGCCACTGCATCTGTAAAGTAACTTGGTGGTGTTGGTAAACTGGCTTCTTGTGCATCTAATTGTGTAGAATACTCATTTGTATCATAAACCATAAAATACTTTTCATCACCATTATCGCCTATTATATAAAGTGAGTGTTTGGTAAAGTAACTCGCACTTAATCCAATTAATGAGTTAGTACCAGCATAATAAGTATTATCTACTGAATTAGTTGTTGAGATTACCCAACCACCTGAACCATTTGGATAATAACTACTGAATGTTATTCCAGTTCCACCTGCGGGTAAAAACTCATTGGCACCATAGTAGAATGTACCTTGTGATACATCTAACTTAAATGGAGTTGTATTTTCAGTAACAATAGAACCATTTGAATAAATAGCTCCTAATCCTTTTCTAAATAATCTAGTTGCATTATTTGCCCAGTGTTCTGCTTGAAGAGGTGATCTCTCAATAAACTCAAATCCAGTTGAATTAGTTCTAACTCTTCCTAATAATATATTCTCACTTGTTATAGGAATTGTAGGATCTGATGTTAAATAACCATTATTATCAAAGTAAACATAGTGTGTTGAACTTGTTGCAATAGAAATACTTTGAGTACCCCAAGTTAATTTATTTAATATACCAGGTCCAATAAAAATATTGTCATGGTAATAACCATATCCAGCTGAAACACTAAGTGTTAATCCAGAAGTATTTGATAATTCACCACCATAAATAACACCCATAGTTGATGTTTGTGCAATCAATGTTGATACATCAGTTACCACTGTAGGTGAATATCTGATATTTAATCCTCCAGTAATTGTAAAATCTCCTGATGTTGTATCTTGTACAACAATACTACAATTAGGTGATGCAGTTGAGATAGTATTAGTATCAAATGAACCACTTAAACTACCAACTGTATCTGGATGTTCTAAAACTATTTGATTAGTTGTATTTTGACAGGATATTGCAACACCTATTAGTGTTGATCCTAATTCACCTACTAAACTATAATATTTATTATAGATTCCTGTCTCCCATGCGGTAAAGTTTACTGCATTTAATCTACATTTTGCACCTTTTTCAATTTGTAAGAATGTTGTTCCTGATACTATTGTATTTGCATTTGCTTGAACAGAGTTCATTACTATTTCACAATTTTCACCAGATGCTTTTGCAAATGTTGTTGGTCCTGTTATCAACATTCCTTGTGAATAACAATGTAAAAGTAGTATTCTTGCCGAGATTGAATTATTATTGTTATAAGCTATAAATCCATTTGTAAAAGAGAATGTGTCACCATATCTACAGTCAATAACTTGTACAGTTGTTCTATTAGTATCTGCATAACAGATAACTTGATTATAGTTTGATCCAAAAATACAATCTTTTATAACGAATGCACTTTGAGCGTCACCTGTTGGTGAGGTATGATAAAAAGCTGCATATCCTGGATCTGTTGCACCAGTTACTAAACAACCCATTACTGTTGAATAATCTGAACCAATAAATATGTTTTGACTTGTAGTTGCTGCAATAATCCTTGTTGATCTATCGTTTCCTACAACATTCACATAAGGTTTCATTGTAATCGTATCTTCATAGAAATCACCAGGTCCAACTTGTACCGTATATCTATTATCATTTGTCGCAGTACTTATAGAGTCAACTGCTGCCTTAATTGATGAGAATTGACTCGGTCCAGTAGCACCTAATTTAACAATAACAATATTGTTATCATTTACGGATAAGTCTAATTGATCTAGTGCATCTTGTGCATTTGTTGCAGTTAGTGTTGGTCCACCAGGTGTATAACTTACAGAACCTGCTTGTATTCCAATAAAGTTATTAGGTATCCATTGAAAAGAACCAGATCCGTCATTTGACAGTATATAGCTTGATGTTACACCACCTACTGTATTTAGTAAGTTAGTTGTTATACTATTATCAACAATTACTGCTGAAACAGAAGGACCATTTACTGTCATTGTAGATGACATTTGAATAGTTGATGTAGTATTAAATGTTGGTGTATTAAATAAATCTACTAAAATTAATTCTCCATCACCTTGATTATTTAATGCACCTGATCCTTCTAATATAACCGCACCATTTGCAACAATTACTTTACCATAATTTACCATAGTACCTGCAATTGTTAAATCACCATAAACCCAATATTGTTCATAATCACCAACAGTCACTGTTTCTGTAGGTGCAATATAGAAATCTATATTATATGCATCACTTGGAAATGGTTTAGTTAATTGGAAATGTGTTCCATTATAAGATAAACTATAAATACTAGTTGTATTAATATCACTTAAAATTAAATCTCTTAGTCCAGAAGTTGTTGCTATTTTAATTTGTTTATATCCTAAACCATTAATACTTAAAGAAGCACTTCCGATATTTGGTGTAAAAAACTTAGTTAAAAATATCAAATCATTCGTATAAGATGTAAATTGTGGACTAGTTGTAGTTGAATATGTTACTCCATTTGCACTACTTGGCTCAATATAAAATACATTAGTTATTCTTTCTAATTTCCATTCACCATTTGGGAATGTTCCAATGTATTTATACATTACATTATTATTAGAATCATCTCTAACAGTCATTCCATTAGTTGGAACAGTAATGTCCCAAAATCCTTGAGAATTATATTCAACAATAGTTGTACCATCTATTCCAGTCCATTGAATACCAGTTGGTACAACACTTGAAGTTATACCAAGTAGGTATCTATCACCTACAAAAGGTACTGTAGTAGGTTCTACTGATAAAATAGATATAACTGAGTCAACCCATTCTGTAGCTGGATTTGAATCAATGGAAGTTTTAACCCAATTGGCGTTATCTGTTATATCAGTATTCAAGTAACCATATGTAAGTTTATATGTTCCATTATTAACACCTTCATTATAAACACTAGCTAACATACCCCATTCTCTTCTTGAAGTAATAATTGCTTGTATTTCACCAAGTGTTTCATAAGAATGTAAACCACCTTTTATTTCATTACCATATGCTGTTGCAATCGGATCAAATGAATCATTTGGACGAATTGCTGAAGATATTAAAGTTCCTATATTTTGTGCCATTTTCTAATTTATTTTTTATTATATGTTTGGTACGAATTTTAAATCGATTTCTAATTCAGAGTATTGTGATGTATTTGATATCCAAACTTCATAACTTGAAGTAAGACCATAAACATTTACAAAATTCCAACTTGTTTTAATATTACTAAATGCAGTACTTCTTACCCCATTTACATAAAATCTTGGTGTAGTTGCATATGGAATAAAACTTGACCAGGCAAATACTAAGTAATTACCACTTGCCAATAAGTTAAAACTTTCTGCAGTAGTTGTATCATCAAATCCTTTAAATAACTTTGAACTTTCTAATCCTAAAATAGTTGAACTATTGATAGTTACAGTTGATAATAAACTAGGATCTAATGTAAAATCAGGATAATTTATACCTGAAAGATCTAAAGAACCCCAGTATAGTTTATTCATCCATTCATATTCTGCACTAATTGTGTAATTAGTTACACCATCATTAACTGTAAATTGAAATGAGTTTGGTGTTGATGCTGCTATAGTGCTATATGAACCAGTAACTATTTTACTACCTGCTTGATTACCACCATTTGCTAAAATAGATTGTCCATCTACTGTTATTGTTGTAATTGTACCTGATCTTTTTTCAACACTCCAATACGTAGTACTATTTGGATTCTGTCCATATTCCTTATTTGATAATGGTAGTGAATTTGTTGCAGAAAATAATAATACTGGTTGTACATAAGGGTACAACAAATTATCAAACATTTGTTGAACTGTTTGTTGTGTTGAGAATGTAGTACCTAATGTAATTCCACCAACTCCAATAGTTGTTGGATTTGAATTTTGAAAATAAGGTGATATTGCGG